AGCTGGAGCGGCTGAAGGAAAGCGAGAAAAAACTGAAAGAAAGTGAGAAAGCACTGAAGAAGGAAGTTTTGGAAAAGGATGCCAAAATCAAAGAATTAGAGGCTTTATTAGCTTCTAAGCAGTAACTATTTACTAAACATTTAAAGTCCTTGACTGCATTAACCCGTAAAAGTCCATCCAAGCGGAACGACCGTCATCACCTCCGCCGTAGGTGGACTTTTATTATCTCTCGAGATATTGAAAAAAAAGTTGCATTTTTCCCCTCAGATGTTACACTATTTGTATTATGTATGTTTGGAGGCAGTTATGAAACATTTAAATTTGGGATTTGTTGGATTTGGACTGATCGGTGGCTCCATTGCCCGGGCTTTGCGCAAAGATGGCGCAGATATTTCTGTATATGTTTATTCCAGACGCCACAATCCGGAACTGGAACAGGGTGTAAAAGAAGGTGTCATTGACGAAATCTGGTACAAAATTGATGAGCGTTTTGCCTGCTGTGACATTGTTTTCCTGTGTGCTCCGGTTCTGAAAAACATCGAATATCTCCCGGTTATGAAAAAATGGATCAAGCCAGACTGCCTTCTGACCGATGTCGGCAGCGTAAAAGGAAATATCTGCCAGGCAGCACTGAAAGAAGGTCTTGGTTCCCAGTTTATCGGCGGGCACCCTATGGCAGGTTCCGAAAAGACTGGCTACGCCAACTCCACCGACACTCTTTTGGAAAACGCCTACTATCTTCTGACCCCTACAAAGGAAAACCGGCCGGAAGACATTGCTCTTATGCAGGAGATTGTAGGAAAAACAAGGGCCAACTGTGTCGTACTGGATTATCACCACCACGACCAGATCACGGCCGCCATCAGTCATGTGCCACACATCCTGGCTGTTTCTCTTGTAAATATGGTTCGTAAAAATGATAATGAGGCCGAAGATATGAAATCCTTCGCCGCCGGCGGTTTTAAAGACATCACCCGCATTGCTTCATCCTCCCCTGCCATGTGGCAGGATATCTGTATTGCCAACGGAGAAAGCATTGACCACTTTTTGCAATATTACATAGAATCTCTGGAAGAGTTCCGGCGTCTCATCGCCCAGGGCGATATGAAACAGATCTACCGGGAATTTGAGGAAGCCGGCAATTACCGTAATTCCATGTCTGTCAAGAAAAAAGGAAGTATCAGTTCTTCTTATGAGCTTTTTGTGAATATTGATGACGAGCCCGGTGCTATTGCTGTAATCTCCTCCCTGTTATTCGGGAAAAAGATCAGCATAAAAAACATCGGCATCATTCACAACCGCGAATATGCCGATGGCGTTCTTCGTATTGAATTTTACAGCGAGGCAGCCCGCCTCTCTGCCAAAGATACTTTAGGAAAATACGGTCTGGATCTGCCTGCCAGAGACTAACCTCTTTCTACTCCAGTCCGTGATAAAACTGAATGGCCTGTTTGTGGTTGGAAATCAGAATTTCACTGTGACTTCCTCCCGCCTCGCCATCCAGCGTGAAAGGTGTCGGTTTTTCCACCGTAATATGGATCTTTTTGCCGTGGATCACACGCACCTGGTTGTTCCGGTTACCGGTAAGCAAAAAACCAAGGGCCAGATTTAATTCCAGTGGGTTTCTTGGTTTTTTTACGAACACACCATCAAACACTCCATCATCCAGACGGATCTTTGTCTTCCGGTATATCTTTAACCCTCCCACCGAATCTGCATTGGTCACCATACCAAGGATACATTCTTCTTCAAAAGACTCTTTTTCTGTCTCTACTTTCACAGGGATTCCCCGCAAAGTATTGAGTTTGGTCACACCATCCAACACATAGGCCGTCTTTCCCAACAGGTTTTTTGTAGCCTGTGGCGTCTCATAAGACACGGAAGTAAAGGCTCCGAACGCCGCCACATAGGAAAAATACTGTCCGTTCATTTCCCCTACATCATAGGCGTGGCACCGGTCCCCTGCTGCCACCTCCGCCGCCGAGATCACCCGCTTTGGCAATTTGATCCCATTGGCAAAATCATTGACTGTCCCGGTAGGAATGTACCCGCACCCAGGTCTTTTCTCTTCTGGTATCTCCATCAGACCATGTACCGCCTCATGAAGCGTTCCATCCCCTCCGGCGCAGATCACACGGTCAAACTCGGCTCCGTGCTGCTTGATCAGCTGATACGCATCCCCTGCTCCTACCGTAGGAAAAACCGTCACAACCATATCTTTTCTGCGGAACACTTCCAGCACATCCGATATCTTTCCCCTCAGCGTTCCCTTTCCCGCCTGAGGATTATACACAAATAATACCGACTTCACAACTTCTCTCCTTAATCGTCCAATATGATCATAGCATCCCTCATGTTTCGAGTTCGCCTCACTTTTCCTGTTTTGTAATTTACATTCCATCAATTATCAATGATAACACAGCCATATCTCCGTAGTCAATCGGAAGTGTGGCTCATTTTTCTCTGTAATTCATCGCAGATGGCGGACACTCTCTTTTCGCCAAACCCCTTGAGAGTGAGCAGGCACTCTCTTACTTGGTCTATCGTGAGGGAGTCTGCTTCTGCCACCTCCTTGCCATCTTTATATCCGGACTTATAAACCGACTCCGCCCACATCGTCATCTGACAATGGTCCATTTTGCGGATTTTGTCATACTGCTTTCTGTTGAGGATAAATCCCTTAATCTTCCCCATCGCTTTCGCTCCTTTCTAATTCATCCAATCTTCCCGATAGAACTAATGCGGTTGCCTCGATGACAATTCTCATAATCTCCATATCCAAGGTCTCCCAAGGAATGTGAGTGCCTTTTCTCTGCCCGGCTGTTTTCTGAGTAGTCATCTGTATGAGCCGATATACCGCAGCTTTTAACTCCGATATATTCTCTTTTTGCCCCTTGTCCATCAAAAAACTCCACATTAAGTCCTTAATGCCGTTGGCAGGGTTTTTTGTTTCATCTCCCATCTAATCAGCCTCCTGCTCCGTAAACTTCCTCCCTTGCAATCTCGTATAGCATAGGATAATCGTGCGGATTGAAATTAAAACCATACAGTTCATAAAAGGCATCGTTACTCATCTTGAACCACAGCACCGCCCACTGGAGGAGCGTCTTTCCTCTCAGAGTCCGCATCGAATATCGTGCCTTAGCGTTATATTTCATTATATTTTGAAAAGTAACAGCCATCACTTGCCCTCCAATCTCTTTATCTGTCTATCTACCTTGAAATCAATTCTCCTCTCAACCTCATCTTCCGCTTGGAAGAGCAGCTCCATCTGCCTGCACATAATTCTCACATCTGCCAGTTCGTCAATGATGTCTATTCTTGCCTTAAACAGGTCTGTATCTCCATTCGTAGGATTTACATTTTCTCCTCTTGTGAGGGCAAATTTTCTTCTGTACTTGAGCAAAGCCTTTGTCAACTCTGACATTTCTTCGATGCACATATCAATCTGAGGCTGAGTACCGTACTCACAGATACATTTTTTGAACACAATATCTCTGCCATTGGCATCACTTAATCTATCAATGTGTTCCGCTGCTTCCTCTAACAATTCAACAGTTCCTTCAACTTCTCTTCCAGTTGGAGGTTCCCTGTATGATTTTGCATATTCTCTGAGTCTATCTGAAACTTTCATATTCACACCTCCTAATAATCTTTTGGCTTTTCAAGTGATACAGTTACAGGCATCCTCCAGTCAGACTTTGCGTCATCAATTATCATCTGAACAAAAGTCTGTGCCATATCCTCTTTCCATTTTCTTTTTCCGATAGCTTTTTTAATTTCGGCTTTGAACTCCTCTTTATTCTCTTCGACCATTTCAGCCATTGCTTCTCTCACTACGGTCTCTACCGTCTTTTCTGCGAGGTAATCGAGATACGGTCTTGCTCTATAATTATCCTTTCTGCAAGGGTTTCCGTCTCTGTCAACATAGGTGTCTATCGTTCTGTCAATAGCTTTTCTGATGATTTCATCTCGATTTCCAAGGGCGGAAACGATAGCCGCCTTGACTATTCTGCTTACCTCTTCCTCAACATATTTTGCATCAATGCTAAGTGATGCTGTCATTTTCTCTTCGCTCATTCTTTTTTCCTCCTTGTCTGATGATTGCCGCACCAATGGTCTTTCCGAAATGCTCCCGGGCAATACCATCGGTGTATGCAGTTGCTGCACATTTGCGGCTCATCCTTTGATTTTCTATACAAACGGTAACTCCTCATCAATTCCATCCGGAACATTCATAAAACCATCGCCCGATGAGGAATTATTGGATGCAGGCTGCTGATAATTGCCTCCTGCGTTGTTCTGTGAGGATGCCTTGCTTTCTGCGAACTCCTGCTCCTCAACAATTACTGTCGTGGTGTAGACCTTTACGCCGTCCTTATTCGTGTAGGAACCGGTTTCAAGTCTACCTGTAATTGCAATCTTGGTTCCTTTATGGAGATATTTCTCGGCAAACTCCGCTCCTTTTCCGAATACCGCACAGGAGATGAAATCAGCCTCCTGCCCGCCATCCTGCTTAAATCTTCTGTCAACTGCCAGTGTGTACTTCGCAATGCAGGTATTATTTCCATTCTGTGAGTAATTGATTTCCGGGTCTCTCGTAAGTCTACCCATTAAGATAACTTTATTCATTTTCTGTATCCTCCATTTCTTTCTCGAACTCATCCAAACCCACCGTTGGGAGTTTCCACCAAATTAGCACTAAAACCGTTATCCACGTCAAAGCGTATGAGAACCTGCCTATCTCTCCTTTAATCAAAATTGCCATCCCACATACGAACCAAGGAAAGCAGTTCCAATGTCTTTTCCATTGTTTTTTCAATCTTTTCAGCATACTTGCTCCTTAGAGTATGGCGGCTTAACAGCCGCCTTACAAATATCAAACCTCAGAGTCCAACTTTCCATAAAAAGCGGAGCGGAAGCCGAGGTTGCTGCGCGAGGCAGAACGAGCATGGTTGAGGTACAAGCTGAACACGCCCGCAGCGGCACCATTGCCCCAGTAGCCTCCGGCAATCGGCAAACGCTCGCCCTCCGTATCTGCATACAGGTAAGCTTCCGGTTCGCCGGGATACAGGGCAAGTTCTTTCATTTGTTCGGTGGCATCAAATTCAAACTCTGCATCTCCCCACTCACATCCATCGTAGTCCATGCCCGACTCCTCAGTTGTAAACTTGAGTCCGCCGTCCTCAGCATTGATGCGAATAGGCTTGCCATCTTTCATCAGTGCCACCCACTTGTCGCTGTCTTTGCTCATGTCGATATCTGCCGCAGCATTGTTGTCCGGTATCACTTCGATGACACCATCCATAAGTCTCATTCCTGCAAACCACTCCCAAATGTTTCCACATAAATCAGAAACCCCAAATGGCGTGTGGTCGTGGTTCCATGTTGCAGGTCCGGAGCCTGTCAGCGTCTTATATCCGCCATCATAGGTCTTTCCCTTTTCGGAGTTATCTCCATGCCAGTCTCCGCAGTTCGTGTTTCCATGTGGGAACACTTCGTTCTTGTGGCAGATATTGGCAATCAGTCCTCTCTCTGCCGCAGTCCACAGATGCCATCCCTCGCCCTTCGCTCTGCAAAGATTGACTGCTTCGTCATAAGTGACATTCACTTCCGGCTTTGTCATCGGGAGCGAATATGCTCTACCGTTGATTACTGTATTCGGATACTTGCTGATGTAGATTTCATCATACACTTTCCCATCCACCACAAACGCAGGATGAGGTCTGCATGAGCCTCCGAACAGGTCGTTATCAGTTACTCTTGAGAAGCGGACCATAACTGACGGAATGCCCGCCTTGTCATAGATAACAACATTATCCGCTCTGAACGGTTCAAATTCCGGAACTCTGATAAACGCTCCGCAGCCAGTCTCTTCGATTGAGATTGCCTCTGCAAGGCATCTGCCCTGCTTGTCCTTTTTCTTACAGTTTCTTGTGCATCTTACTTCCATTGTGATACCTCCTATAATTCGTAGTCTTTTCTGTTCTTACCTTTACCTCTGTACTTGGTAAACGGCTCTATCCATACACTCTTGCCGGACTTATAGTGTCTCATATAGCCTCTGACACTTACTTCGTGTTCCGGTTTGGTATAGGTTCTCTTTTGGTCGGGAAGCCTCAGAACTTTACTGTCTACTTCCTCAATTACATATTGCTTCCGGATGAGCGGAAGCGGTTTCGCTACATCTTTTCGTAACGCCTTAGCCTGCCGTTTGGTTCTTCTACCCTTATCTTCAATCTTCACTGTCTCCCGGTAATAAGTCATAAAACACATCAGAGCGTGGTACTTCAACGCTTCCTTGAGATGCGTATTATCCATTGCCATTACCTGCATCAAGAGAGTTTTTCTTTCCGGCGGCAGGTGCGATGCAAAGCGGAAGTTGGATGTCTGCATAGTCGCAGGGTCGTAATCGTATGTAACAACCGCAGGCAGGTTCGGCTTTTCCGCCGGATAAACTGCCAGTTCCACCAAGTCTCCTTTGCTCTCGAATGTGAACTCAATCAACTCTTCCTGCAATTCAACAACACCTGCATCTAACGGTGCGTGGAACTCCTGCTTTTTCAGCCATTCTCTGTTTTTGGAAAACCAGTCAAGAACGATTTCCATTCTTGCATTTGACTTTACGATTATCCTGTCTGCCGATCGCTTATCCATCCTCTCGCCTCCTAAAATTCAAATCCCATGTTCTCCTCGATGTCTGAAATCTCATCCTCGAGATACTTCCTGTAAATCTCTTCGTTATCTCTAAACCAAATCGAGGTATCGAGGCAGTTGCAGAACCACTCCACATCTTCCTCCGGGTCACAGCATTCCAGTTCATCAATCTGTTCCTGCAACTCTTCGTATTCGTCCGAGCCCTCTTCGCACTCGTCTCTTTCATCCTCGAGTTCCGAAATCTTATCCTCAAGAGTGTCCTTGAGTTCATCCTGTCCTTTACGGAAAATTGCGTCTGTGATGTTGTTCAGAGTGACTTTTACGCCCTCCTCCTGTAATTCAACCGCAATATCTCCGAGGTCATACCCGACATCATCCAGTATGGAGATGTCAAGACTTCCACAATCGAGTAGTACAAATAGCAATCCATCTAATGCCGACATCACAACACCTCCTCAACAAATTCATCTCCCTTGAACCAACACTCCTTAGTGCCAAGTTTCTTTTTCTCGCAACCATTCATTCTCATTCGATACTCCTGCTCCGCTTTAGGGTCATGCCACTTCAAACCTCTCTTTTTGTACAGTGGTATCCAATGCTCGTCATAGAATGAGTATCCGCAGCCATCTATTCCGAAGAAATAACCCCATTCATCATGCTCATAAATCCGGAAGCCGCACTCAGACATCTTCTTAATGCCATCCAACTCATCCATAAAGTAATCGTCCGCTGAGTCTGAAAAACTCCACAGCCATCCCCACATCGGAAGAATACTATCACGCTCAACCTCAAAATCATCTGCTCCGAGTTCTACGGTATTTCCATCCTCAAGATTGATGAGGTAAACATCTCCTACAATGTTCTCAATCTCGCCATTAGGGTCGTAATCTTCGCATCCATCCGGGAGATTGCATACATATACTCTGTCGCACACTCGAGGCATCGTAACCTCATGCCAATCTTCCGGCTTTGTCTGCATTAGGGTTTCTATCATCTCCTGCGGATAGGCATTCATTTCTCTGACCCATTCGTGAGCCGCATCGCTTATCGTCATTCCTGCTCTTGCCATGTTCATTCCTCCTTATCCTGCAATATGCTCGAGTGTTTCCACATCGAAATATGCGTATGTTCTTCTTGGTCCGCACGGGTGCTTTCTCTGTAATCTGCTCAGAACATAGCACTCGTGTGTTTCTCCGAGACAATCCTTAACAGTCTCTGTGTTACTGAGGACCCTCATGTCCGAGAGCCTCTCTCCGAAGAACTTGAGCGTATCCCTGTCGAAGAAATGTCCTCCGGGATGCTTCCCTTGGTATATGTCTACCAGTTTCCAAACAGGCATCGTTACTTTCATATCATTCAGCCTCCTTTCCTGTGATGATTGCGAATGCTTCCTTGAGAACTGCCAGTTTTCTTTCTGCCTCATTCGCTCTTTCAGACTCCTTAACCAACTGGTCTGCGATTCCTTTCTGATTGCTCTTGAGAACCTCGTTATCGTGCTTGAGGATATCCAACTCGCTGTTCTTTTCATCGTTTAGTCTGTTGATTTTCTCGCAATACTGAGCATCCATTCTGTCGTGGTCGTTCTTCTCTTTTACGAGTTCCGCCTCGAGTTCCTCAATTCTTCTCGCACGGAGTCTCATCAGTCTCTGAATACCACCCTGCTTTTTCCATGTCTTGCAGAACTCATCTTTATCGATGTCGCATCCCATGTACTCCGCTTCGATTTCTCTGTATTCTGCCTCGGTAGGCTCAAACCCTGTTCTCTCGATAAACTCTGATTTCATCATATCTTTGTACCTCCTTTGGTGTTATGTTTTTCGTTGAGCGTACGATAGCATAGCCTACCTTGAAGTCAATAGTTTTACTGATATTTTTTAGGAATTTTCCGTCTGCAAATTGGAGTTTTCCAATCTCTTAGGTATGAGAAATAAGCCAGTCGAAACAATCGGCTTTATTCCAAAATTCCTCGACCTCAGCATCTCCGTTGGAGACTCTGATACCTATAATGCTTCCATTGTCTTTCTGAATGTAAAACTTATCTCCCTTGACATTGCCCGCCTTAATATCATCGAGCATATCCTCGCACACCTTGCGGATGCCGTCATTGTCAACCATTTCGACCCTGTATCCTATATGCTCCATTACCTCAAGGAAGCGTTCTGCCTTGAGGTCCTGCTGTCTGTTCAACTGCTGATTGATGACACGCACATCCTCCCCGAGTGACTTTGCCAATTCGGTCTGCGTCATCTTCTTTTCTTTCATAGACTCCTTAATGAGTTCAATTACCTTTGCCATCTTGTCTCCTTTCATCAATTACATTCAAGAACTCTACACACTACACTCTCGAGAGTATCATTCATCGCTACATTACTATCTTCATCATGGCGATACATTGCCACCATTTTCTGCATCTGTTCATCACTGATTTCTATGTTGCCGCCTGCCAATTCTTGAGCAGTTGCATTCAAATCCTCCTCGAGGTACGCATCATCCTTTCTGCGGTAGATAATATCTTCTACCCAATGAGGAAGTTCGAGTCCTACAATGTTACCACTCTCATCAAACTGAATTTTCATGGCATTGCAGTAATCTTCCACCGCATCCTCCGGGCAATCTGTATTGTCCAAATCCGGACTACCTAACTCCATAGCAAGGCATCTCACTTGATGTCTCGCCTCATCTTTCGCCTTGAGTGTATCATCTCCGCAGGCTGCTCCGTCCGCCGCCTCATAAATCTCATTCCATGTCATCGTCATTGCTCCTTTCTTCGCAGTTGCACATACACATCATCATGTTGTAAAACTTCGGTGCAACCATTCTTATTTTTCTGATGTCGGCTATAATTTCTTCCTTATCGGTTGGAATATCATTCTGCTCCAAATATCCCATTTCCAATAGCCAGTCTATAAACTTCTGAGGTCCTTCCATCCTACACCTCCGTTCCATCCGCTGTCGTGATGAACTTAATCTCCGACAGATACGCATATCCGAACTGCTTATCGTGATATTCTCCGAACATCTTCTCAGCCTTTTTTCTTGCCTCCTCCGGAGACTCTGCTTTTATCGTTACATCGACATCGGCAAGGAAATTTACTGTGTATTCTTCCATTCGCCCTCCTTATCTGCTGATAACCGTAACCAACTTGTTATACTCACCCATCTTATCCTTACGGACAAGTCCGATTTCTTCATTCTCTGCGTATACGAGTTCATATTCGTTCGCAACAAGGTCGCAAACTTCAACCTCATTCATAACTGCGAGTTTCTCTGCCGTTGCCAGTTTTTCTTTCAGTGCGAGTTTTCTGATGCCGCTGCGCATCCCCAAGTAGTTCAAATTCTCGCTCAATTCTCTTCCTGTCATCCGCTATCCTCCTTACAGGTACGACCTCCCGTACCTCTTTCTAAATTCTTCTCTTGAGCCTATCTTTGCCTCGAACATCGCCTGTCCGAGCATTTTGGATAATCGCTCTGCCATCGGGTTATCATGTATCCGGTGCAGTTTATCTCCCATGTTGTGACAGTTATCACAAACCGGAACCTTGAGTCCGTCCTTGTCACTGAGTTCTCTGCCCGCCGTACCGAATATGAGATGATGCTCCGCTTCTGCCTGTCTGCCGCAGAATATGCAAATGTCATTGTATTCGGTCACTATGCCTTGCATCTAATTGCTCTCCTTTCTTTTCTCCCAACAATCCGGGCAATGTACTTGGTCTGCGTTGTTTATCATTTTCAAATATTCATCGCTTCCAAATCTGTCGGTAAAGCATTTGGTGCAGAATATCTTTCCACACTTCTCACAACTCCATAATTCCCCATGAACATCATCTTTGGCTTCCCATTTGCTTTCAAAGCCACAGATGTCGCAGGAATAGGTATCTTTATCATTGTTGTATGTCATATTTCCGCCTCCTCTCTCTGATATAGGCTTATGCAGCGTTTTTATCGCATCTATGGTAATATTTGTAGGGTTCTATTCCTGTTGGCTTGCTCCTGCCTTAGCCATACACAATCTCTCCCATAACTGCATACTGAATAATCATATCTGCCACCACGGCATCCACCATACAACAATCCAGTCCGTATTCTCCTGTACTGCATCCGACCGAGTTTACCCCTTCACACATGATGTCGTATGGTCTTTCTGCATCCTCGCAATACTTCTTGATTCCATCAAGCAGCTTATCTCTTGTGAGTTCATAGACTTCATCTTCCTCAGAGTCGTACAGTTTTAGTGTTCCTCCCCTGCTTATCTGCTCAGATGCGTATTCTCCAAGATAATCTCCGACAACCTCAGCCTCCCTGCACCAGTAATTGATACCGCCCTCCAAAGCTGTCGCTACGATGTCATCAACATCTTCCTGTGTCACATTGATTTCCGGTTCTGTTTTTACCTTGAAATTCTCCATTAGTCTACCTTTACCTTTCTTCCGCAGTTCGGGCATTTAGTGTCATTGCACCCATCGCCATAATTGATGATTTTCCCGCATTCCTCACATTCAACCCATTCGCCATTTACGAACCAATCTTCCTTGAGTGACTCAGGATGCTGCCAGTCAACACCCTCAAACAATTCATCTGCCAAGTCCTGCTGACAATTACATAATTCAAGGAAGTCATTCCCGGTGTAAACCGAGTCCGACAGTTCCGGAGAGTAGCACGGTTGGTCCTTATGGAACTTGTACGCCTCCTCATCCTTGAAAATCATTCCCTGTCTGTAAAACTCTCGATGGATGATGCACTCCCCATCGTTATCTTCTATACTTCCTATTTTCAGCATTTCTGCTCCTTTCTCCAAGTAGGATGCCAAGGTTTACGCACGCCGCCCCAAAGGAAACTAAGGCTGTCACGCTGTTACCTGTAATGAGAAATGCTGCTATTGATACCGTGAATACGATATGCAATGTAATTTTACCGATTTTCATTTACACCGACTCCTTCCTGTGATATTCTTATTAAACAGGAGGGAGGTATGACTCCCCCTCCCACGAACTGAAATCAGCCTGCCAAAACTGCTATCAAAGCAAGTATGGCAGTGGCTAAATCCACAATCGCTACCGTCCAAGTAATGATTTGAACTGCCTTGCTGTTTTCAGTTCTTTTTTTGAGCTGTTCTACCTCCGCTTCAAGTTCTTCGACTCTCCGTTTCAGTTTTCTCAACTCCTTATCCTTATTGATTGGCTATCGCCTCCTCGGATTTTTTTATACCATTTGGTACAATCGTACGATAGCATTGCCTACCTACCTGTCAATAGGAAATCCGCATATTTACTGAGTTTTTTCGCCGTTCTCTTTCTCGAAAAGCGGTACTCTCTTGTTGTAGGTCATATCATATTCTTCGCTGCACTTGTGCAGTTCCCAACCACCAAGTCCTGTTCCCTCGATAGAAACATAGTCATCGGCACACCAAGTTCTTACACCGCCCTCTACTCCGTGCTTTCTTGCAATTTCCAGTAACTTCTCAACTACCGGAACCGCCTCCTTATGCCATCTTCTCGATGATTGCAAGCAACATCTGATGCTCTTTCCAAGAAATCTTTTCTCTCTGAAATGCGATGTCGATACCATCATTTCCGTAAAACACATTCTGCATTGCATCCTCTCGATTTTCTGCTTCTATAATTCTCTGAATGAACTTCTTAAACATATCTGCGTCCTCCTTATTTGGCTTGTTTTTATCGTATGCGTACGATAACATGACCTCCGGTCAAGTCAATAGGTTTTACGCATTTTTACGGAAATGTTTTCAGTCGTCCTCGTAGTCCTCGATGTCGATATTTGCCGCCTCGCAGATGCTCTCGTAATCAGCACCGTTCTCCCACATATTCTTGATGCAGTACCCATGTACTGTGCCATCCCACTGTGCGATGTGCTGCTCTATCGCTTCGTTCAGTCTTACATTGCTTCTATCTGCCATCTTCCGCCATCTCCTTTTTGATTCTTTCTGCTGTTTTCTTTGTTCCGTCTCCCCAACAGCAACCCTCTCTGCAAAAGTACCAACCTAAAAGTACTCCATCATCAATGTACTTAACCATCTTCTTACACCTCCACCTTTCTTATGATGGATGCAGGACACCAAAATTCCTCTCCATCCAATCTCAGATACATTCTTCCTCTGCCTTTCTTGAGGACCTGTGCGAGAGGTCCAATGTCGTCAATCTTAACAAAGTCTCCTGTCTTAATCATGTACCTCGCCTCCCTTTACCAAATCGTACTCGGCTACCTCCTTATCTGTCAGTGGTTCTGAATAATCTGCATATCCCCAAACCTCTCTGTTCACTTCGTATCTGTAAGTTCTCTTGCAAAAACTCGTGACATTCTCCAAATTTCTTTTTGGAACTGCACCCGGCATCGGCGGTCTTAATGCAAACCAATATCTGTATCTCATCTCTACGCCTCCTTAATCTCAACCAACTTGTCAATTCCAGTGTAGATACATCTTCCGGTGGTAAATACTAACCCATCCCATCTGACCGAAGTAACCGTTTCAGTGTACATCTCTCCTGTTGCTCCATCTTCCCACTCGACCTCAACAGTCTTTCCGGCTGCAAGCATTTCCTCGATTTTCTCCACATCTGCCATTCTGAATATCTTCATAGGCTTTACCTCCTGTTCGGTGTTTTTACTGATTTATCTTGACTACATCGTACTTGGAACATTCCAATTTGTCAATAGTTTTACGGAAATTATTTTGGAATATTCCTATTTGGCTACGCAAACACCTCCTGCATCCTCTTCCTCATTTCTGAGATGCCTGTCATTACATTTATCATGCCGGACCACTTCTCCATGTGGTCGAGGTAGATACCACAGGCTTTCTTGCTGAGGCGATAGACTTCGATGTACTTATTCTGCCTGCTTCTCTCTGATGTCAGAGAAAATTCTCTCCTCTCATCGTCTGTGCAGTACGGCAAAATCTGATTTTTTATTCTTCTGACGACTTTCCCATTTGGTGCAGAGAACATTTCCCCTATCTGCCTTGAAGAAATGAAATTCAAGGCATCCAAAGAGCCTGTATCTGCCTCTTCCTGCTTCTTTGGTTCTTCCGGTATAGAATTTGTTGTATTGGTCTGAGCCTGCCGCTCCTGCTCCTGTAAATGCTTTAGGCACATTCTGTACCCTGCCATAAATCCAGACTCCTCGTACTCAACCGCAACATCCATCATCTTGTCATAAAGTCTATTCTGCGGTTTCGGTTCCTTTGGAAAGAAATACGCAACCATCTTGTCATACTGCTCAACCTCATTGCAGGCTGCCTCGGTATGTCTTTCCCTGCACTGACAACCGTCTACATAATCTCTGAAACATTCAGCTAACTGCTCATCTGTCAGTTCTTTCGGAATAACGCTCATGCTGTGTACCTCCTTAAACAAATACTCCTATTTTCTGTTTGGACTTCTGCCAATAATAGGCATCATCCTTTATATATCCATCATCTATCGCTGCTTCCAGTCTTACATCCAGTAATTCACTGTCCGGAATATCATGGTCTGTATCAAATGGTCCGATTTTTGTATAGCCGACAATTTCTCCGGTCGTTTCACTAATAAGGTTGTAAATCATACTGCATACCTCCTTTGCTTTTTTGCGAGCGTACGATAACACAACCTTGCACCATGTCAATAGGAATATCTTTATTTTTACGGAATAATTTGGAGAACTCCAAAGTGATAATAGAAATGTGTCCATAGGACATCCATAGGACAATGAACATAATAGATATAATATATATAGGTAACGGTTACGGTTACGGTATGGTTTAGGACTTTCCGCAGGACTGTCCGTGTGACTGTCCATAGGACAACACGAGTTTCTTCTTATATAATGTATGCCGAATTGCTTTTGAAAAATCAGTAAAACCGTTGGTGCAAACCATCCGTCTGATTGCTTCGTCCTCGGACGAAAAACCGTGCATCCACAGATTGTCCATAGGACAAATTTCGGACAACAAAAAAAGAACCTCCCTACCACATATGATAGAGAGGTCCATTCTTTGCCAACCGGAACTATTTTGCGTTGATGAAGTCAACTGCATCTCCAAGTTCCCTGTACGCCTCCTCGAACTGCTTCTTTGGAGACCACGACTCATAACCATCCTTGTATCTTACTTTGTATCCGGCTTTGCCATCCTTTTCCATCGGCTCTGCCTTTACGATTTTTACGCCAATGTAGTTCTTCATTCTTTCCTCCTGTTATCTGACTCTGATAGAGTCTCCTGTGATGATGAGGTTCGGGTTATCAATACCGTTCAGAGAAACAAGAGCATCGACAGTGGTTCCGAAATTCTTTGCGATGCTTGTGAGCGTTTCTCCGCTCTCGATAGTATGGTACTTCTTGCCGCCACCATCTACGATGTTCTGTACTTCCTGCCATCTGTCTCCGAGAACGGTTCTTCTTACTTCATCATCTCCGTACTTGCCAGTCCACACTTCATCTGCCAACTCCTGTGTGGACGCATCGTGGATGTGATTGATAACATCCTGTACCTCATCATATCTACTTCCGAGTGCTGCTTTTCTTGTGTCTCCTCCACCGAACTCATCTTTCATAGTTCTGTAAAGTAACTCAAGCGTTGTTCCCTCCGGAGCAGACACTTCCGGCTCGTCCTTGCCGTCATCATTGTTGGCAGTAAATCCATTGAGTCCTGCCGCCTTGATTGCCGCAGGGAAGTCACGATAGCAGAAATCTTGGTCTACTGTTCTGCCGCAGATTGTCTTGTCTGCAATGAAATTCTGACCTCCGCCATACTGCCAAATATCGTGAGATGTTGCAGGTATGTTGGATGAATACTTTGCTACCCAATGAGTAAATCTCTGCAAACGAGAGTCATCTACATGAGACTGGAAATGCGAGTCTGATGTGTAGACTCCCACGAAATATCCTGCCTTTTCGCATCTGTCACAGAATGCAATAACAATATCTGTGAGGGTGTCCTTTGCGTTCTTGAGCATATTGCCCTCGACATCGTAGTAGATAGGATATTCAAACTGCTTTCCTGCAATTACTGACAGGAAATGCTCTGCCTCTTCCTGTGCGTCTGTGACAGACTTAGCATTGCCATAATAATACGCACCGACAGGCATCCCAATCGCCTTGCACTGTGCGTAGTAATCTTCAAACTTACTGTCTTTGTATTTGCCCGCATCTGCTCCGGCGGCTTTGACGATGACGAACTGTACGCCTCTCTCATCCCTTGCCTGCTTGATGCTGAGGTCTCCCTGCCAATGTGAAATATCAATACCAAAAAGTTTATCCATAGTGAACTCCTCCTATTATAAAAATAAGGGGCGACTTTTTCAGCCACCCCAATGCGTTATGTCTCTTTCAAAATTAGGCTTTAATCAGCTTTCCTTTCTTGAGAAGATTTACCATCTCAAGGTTCTGCGCCGCAGTGTATGCGTAATTCTTGATACCATTTGCGGCTGCAATCTTAGCACGGTGGTTCTTGGAGGTATCTTTCTCTCCAACTGCCGCAAGTGCCGTGACAATAGACCCCGATGCACCCTTATACTTAGGGTAATAGGAAACTGCCTGTCTCGGATTTCCGGATGCAACTACAACAGTATGACCTTTGGTCTTTGTGACAAGAATGTCTCCATTGTATAGCTTCGTGCCGGATGTTACTGTAATAGGCTCCATGAACTGCTTGGACGCTTTAAGAGCGGATACCTCGGATGATGTGTTGAAATTGCTCGGGTCAAACCCTGCTTGGATGCAACACGCTCTTACGAGAGAACTACAATCAGCCTCTGTCTTGGCAGAAATCTTTGCAAGGCTCCCCCTCTTTCTTAACTGTTCAATTACAGTTGTGCGGTGCCCTTGGCAGTATCCGATGTTGTTATTTTTGCAGGCCTGCATCATTGCTTCCGCAATAGCATTGGCAACCGTAACACTCTTTGGTCTCATGCAAATCCATCCCTTTGAATGGACATAGTACGGCTGAGTTGAGACTTCGTTTCCTGTTTGGTCTCCCGGTTTTCCTCCGGAGATTTTTCCGTTCTCATCAATTCTCGCACTGCCTACCATTAAACTCATGTCAATTCCTCCTTAAACAAATAGGGCAACCTTTCGGCTGCCCTGTGCTTACGATATGTTTCTCAGATTACTCCTCGTCCTCGGTGTTGGAACCGCTATTGGCATAGTCGGTCAACCCCTCTCCGATGATGTACGCCACCACGGATGCACCTGCCATAATGAGTGCCGTAACCTGCGTTGCTGTGTTGTCTGTGCCGCCAGTAGCCAAAATCATCATAGAGACAAAGGATGCTACTGCTGTCCATAACTTTCTACTTGTCAGTTTTCTGACCCAATCAATTTTCTTCATGTTCTTTTCCTCCTGTTATAAAAATGAATTTTCCCCCATGCACTTCTGATAGACTATATCTATCTTTGCAATGGCATTTACTGCTTTACTGTTCTTGTACTCCGGATGCTCCGAACAATATCTCTCATAGTCCGAGATGTCGTCCAGTATCTGATTGAAGAACTCCTCAGAATGTTCCACTCCCCTTCGCAGTTCATCTGCAAATCGTAGTATTCGGGTGCGGCACTCATCCGCATCGTCTTTGTCCATCCTGTTCTTGAGGTCACCGTGCTTCTCTTTCAGATTTTTGACATCATTCTCGACTGTCTCCAATTTGTCCATCACATCCTTATTCATGGTCTTTCCGAGAAATCTCATGGCATTGCCTGCAAGTTTTCCAATAGCAGACCAAGGATTGACTTTGATTGGTGCAATCTGTACCAATGTCATAAAGAGCAGTACGACACCGCCTCCTGCTTTCAGCCAATCATTTAGGCTCACATTCCTCACCTCCTTTCATAGAAAAACCGCCTACTTCGGCGGCTTAACATCAAGATATTTGCATTTATTACACGGATACTGACCTGCCGGGATGAACCATGACTTACAGTCGCTGCACTCGCCATAGTGGCTGCAACTTCCGGAGCATCGCTCATATCCCATAAAGCATCTCCTCTTCCTGTGGGAGCATTTGAATAAATCTTTCTTCATTCTCTCTCCTTTCTCCATGCGTCAATATCATATCTGTATAAAGAGATGCCAACAATTCCTCGCTGTCTGTGTGTTCCAACATACCTGTATAACTATTGAATGTCTGAGTAACCTGCTCGAGAGTCATCTCATAATCGTGATACTTATTTGCTACACCTCTGAGGCTTCTCTTCATTCCGAGAGTCGTTGATTTCCTCAGCACAACCTTGTTGTACCAAAGTCTGTATCCTACAAATTCAATGCCTTGATTGATAGGTCTGATGCAGGTTTTCTGATTAAGGCTTAACTCAAGCTCTTTCTCGAGGAAAGTATCTATCGTCCATCTCCATTCATGGAGTTGTGCCTTACTGTTACTCAAAATAATGATGTCATCCATGTACCGGACATAATACTTGATACCCAAGACTCTCTTGCAGAACTGGTCGAGTTCATTCAAGTAGATATTCGCAAACATCTGACTGAGCAGGTTTCCTATTGGCATACCCACATCAAACAATCTTTCCTCCAACGGTACATCTCCCGGGGATTTGCCGGGTGGCAACCCGAATGGAGTGTGCTTGCAATCAATTATCCCAAACAGAACCTCAAGTAATCTCTCATCCTTGATTTTCTTGCGTAGGATGTTCTTGAGTACCCGATGAGAAATCCGGTAAAAATATTTGCTGATGTCAAGTTTCAGATAGTACCAATCTCCATCTTTCTTGCTGACATACTCCAACCAACCTCTCAGACGAGTCATTGCTCCCAACGCTCCTCTGCCGGGTATGCAGCCATACGAGTCCTTGATATATCCCTTAATCAGCATAGGATTGACAACTCTATAAATCGCCCACTGAACCACACGATGTTCAAAGGCGATTGACATTATCATTCTTTTCTTAGGTTCGTAGACGAAGAATATAAAGTACCTATCTATCTCGTATTCTCCCCGAAGGACTCTTTCTCTCAACTCCTCAAGATTTGTCCAAGAGTCGTAGCCAAATCGCAGGACATCCCTGTTGTATCTACGACTTTCAGACGCATCAAGAAAAGCATCGTAAAGGTTATCCATCGAAAAGATAATGTCGTACACATTCTTAATCTTCATCCAAAAACCACCTTTACATTCTTGCATAGCGACTTTCGCCAAAGGCTACTTGCAGCTTTCAAGTTCCCATTACGGACCGTGAGCCTCCCGAATGGAGGAACCGACCGCTGTCCTATCGCACTCACTACTCTCATACGGTCGGTTGTTTTTCTCCTTTTTGGAGTGGAAACAGGCTCCTTTACCCCTCGTGTACTGACAGGACATCCGTAGACATCCTGCTAATCTGACAATATGAGGGTAGAGCGGAGCGGAAGCCGATGTTGCTGTTCGAGTTAGAACGAGCATTGTTGAGGTTCAAGTTGAACACACCCGCATTGGCACCATTGTTCCAGTTGCCTCCGGCAATCGGCAAACGCAATAGCCTGTTCCCAAAGTAATTGCTAAATTATTTCCTGCCGTTGTTTTGTGCAGTGGCATTGACCTTATTTATCCAACTTCCGGTCATCTTACCTATCTGCGAGAGGTAGTCGCTCATCACATTAAATCTCTTTTGGTCGAGGATGCGTTTCTTATATGCTCTTTCCACATAGAATTTGGCATATTGGACCTGCTTGCCGAGTTCATTTAATTCCTTGAGGACTGATTTTGCATAATAGCATTTATGGGTATCCATCTCCCTCTCAGCCATAGTGTTCATACACATTCGGATTTTGGTTGCAAGTCCTGCATACCCTTTCTCCGGTCTTGGAAACTTCTCAAGGAACGGCTCGGCGTAGTCCATCATATCTGCCACTTTTTGTCTTATGTTCTCGCCCTCTGCACCTTTTGTTACTGTATCGCTCATCTTACCTCCCTACAAAAAATGCGTCCGATGGACTGTCCGAATTATGTCACACGGACTGTCCTATGGACGCACATCATTTTATTGCTTTTTCTTCATACGCTCGCTAACGCTCGCAAAACAAAATGCAAAATTCAGATTACAGTTCTACATAAGCGGAGCGGAAGCCGATGC